TGTCTCTAAAGTAGGTTGCGTTCGTATCGTCTTCATTTACCCAAACATCAATCAATGTCTCTAGAGAACTAGCAAGTTGTCCTCCAGATGCCCAGTAGTTATCGCTGAAAGTGGAGGAGGGGGAGCTAAACGGGGAAGGTACGACAGTATTTGCCAACTCTGCCCAGGGTGCCTGACCTCCTTGAATGTTGGTCATGAGCCATTTAAACAGTAGCTTCACGCCCTCGGAGGTATTGATATGCTCGCCGAAGAAGAGATTCTCAGTCAGGGCATCTGCGAGAATACTACTAGGTGTAGTGGAGTCGGAGCTGGTTACACTACCGCTAGTGTTTAGGAGGTAGACCCATCCAAGCTCATCAAGGAGAGCGCGTTGTACGAGGTCTACTGTGTTGGCGTCAGGGTCAACTGTAGCGGAATAAGATTGTGCGAAGGTCGTATCAACGTTGTTTAAGACAACCTTCGGAAGCGCAGAAGCAACAACAAAAGAACTAAACTCGGAGACGTTCGTAAAACTACCGAAAGAGTACCCCAAAGGGGTTAGGACATTTCGCTGGAAATCTCGCGGGGAGCAGTTAGCCTTTTTGTTAAAAGGTACGAAGAACGGAACAAACTCCTGGGATGATGTATGGTTAGACGGAGCATCAATTAAGGTTGATGCGTTTTTTGCTACGTACAAAATCTTTGCAAGCACATTGTACTGTAAATCCTCGTCCTCCCCAAATAACCGATACTCGGTTTCATCATAGAACTCGGGTACGATGCGCTTAATTACTTCAACGTAATTAGCTTTTAAATGTGCTTGGTTTGGTCCGCTATCAGATGCCATTATACGAACTCCACTGAGAACTCAAAGTTGTTTAGTTGGACGATTTCGTTAAAGTTAACAGGTATGTCCCGCTCTAGGTTGTCTACTGTGAAGAACCTAATTTCTGGAACAGTTAACATGAAATTTTGAAGGTCGGCAAGGTCTAATCTCTGCCCAAAGTTTACCCTGTCTACAGAAAAATACTCTTGAAGTTTGTTTGCAGCCTTCTGCTTAATATTATCCTCAAACCTCTCGTTTGACCTGTCAATAAACACGGAAGCGACAATATCTAAAGTACGAACGACTCCATCTGAGATTACGATATCGTCCGTAAGCATTTTATACTGCTGCATATAATCAAGAAGCTCTTTTTTAAATGCTACGGAAGCTCGTTCCAACTGAGTCTCCGATGCTTTTGAGAGGACGAACATATCAATCACGTTAGCGGCTGCCCCGTTCTTTCTTAGGGACGCCATAGCCTTTGCTGTTTTTCCTGTGGTTCCTACAAAGCTATTTGCGAGAGCGTTATAGTCCTCTCCGGTTACTGCACGGTACTGTGTTCTAAAGAAGTATGGACCGTATCTCTTGGCGTGTTCGACAGTTTCAGCGGGGGAACCACCAGTACCTTTTGTGATATTGACGAGCGTTCCGTTCACGGGAACGCCGCCGTGACTTAGCGTTACTGATTTATTAATAATGCCCCTGGCGATGTTGCCGTTTTCTCCACCGCCACGGCGGTAGTTAACGATGAAGGTTTCCCCTGGGGTGGGTATTCTGCCTCTGACGCCGTCACCGAATCGTAGGACCGCATTGAACCCATCGGTATACACTTTCTCAAATACAGGGTCTGTTCCCCCGGAGGCAACGAAAAGATTTGATATTTCGTTGTAGATAATTCCTTCGGTTGAAGACACACCAATACTTCCTTCGACAACAGGACCGTTGCGAAGCTCGATAGTTTGTCTGGTTGAATCGGTGGCGAAAGCTCCGGTTTGAGTTTCAAAGGAACCCTCTAGCAAGAAGATATCGGACACTTCGTTATTCGTGAAATCAGCTTGCGGGATTGTCAGGTCTCTGTTGAACAAATCCAAAGACCCGTCATTTAACTGGCGAGTCATTGTATAAAGGAGAGGTACGTTGCTTCTATCGCTGAGTACACTGATTGTTCTGGAGCCTTGAGGAACGACGACATCGGTTGAAAGAGTAACCTCAGGAGGAAGCGTGAGTTTTCCTGTGGCTTTCGAGGAGGTCGGACCTCTCATGGTAACACCAATAAGCTGCAACAATCGTTTGAGGTTATCGGGGTCTTTTACAGTATCAATATACATTTCGTTGGCGGTCATGTCGGCTCTCAAGGTATTCACAGACGCCATGTACGCGAACATCTCAAGAAGCATTTGACCTAAGTCCGAAGCAGCAAAGTTGTTATAGTCTGTCGGAAAAACCGCCTTCAAATAATTTTGTAGAGCAGTACGATAATCATCAAACCCTTTCAGGTTGTAATCGATGAGGTCTGGTTTTCGGTCATCGGGGACGGAACCGAGCTTCAGAAAATCAGATTCGATAGTGCCGTCGAAACCCGACACGTTGTACAAACCTCTAAAATACCTAGAATAATCTTGTTGAGTCATACCGTTACCTCCACCATCTCTGGATTAAGCAAATCGCTTTTTGATGCGAGTTTTAACCGAACCTTCAACTCACTTCTTTCCGCATCAGGAATCAAGTCTACCGACTGTACAATCACACGAGGCTCATACTTTGCGATTACTTCAAGTATCTGTGACCTGAGAGTGTTGAGTAGAGTGTCGTCGATAATCTCAAACGCACTCTTTCTAAGGTCCGTTCCAAAGTCGGGTCGCATTACACGAGAGCCTCTAGCGGTCATGAGAAGCTGGATGACACCGTCTCTTAAAGCGCCGAGATTTTCGTTCGACGTGAGATAGCCTCCAACACCATCAAGGCGCATGGGGAATGCTAATCCTTGGATAGTGTTTTTTCGTGGGACTTTTAAGTAAGTTAAGTCGAAAGTAGTCATTACAGCAAAATGTTCTCAAAGAATCCTTTTTGGGAATCGTAGTTAAACTTAGCCTCTTTTATAGTTAGAGGTTTTTCGTAAATCTTGAAACTTCCCACAAAACCATCTAAGCCGCTTCGGGGGACTCGGTTTCTATCATTACCAGTGCCTCCTCTGCTTCCGGACAGCGGCGGTTCATGCTGCCCTTTGATATATACCTCATCACCCACAGTAACCGTAGCGAGCGATGCTCCCGGTAAAGTCTCTTGGTGGGTGTGGTTTGTGTTACTTCCCAAGAATCCTTGAGGTCTATATGTGGACCCTGAAATCTTGGGGATATTGTCGGAATAACCACCGCCGATAATCCAGGGTGTGAACACAGGGAATACGACTCGCTGAGGTGAGACCCTTTCGTCGTACAGGGACACTCCAAGGAAGGACTCCTTTGATGGGTCGCAGAAATCAGGAATAGTGTTTCTTTGCGCCGGGTCCATTATGGATGCGGTAGGTGTAGCTACATCAGAGGGAATATCACCAAAAACATCAGTATAGGAGGATGCGGCTAGGAGCGCACCGTTGAGGCACACGCGAACCTCTTTTTGTGGGGCGTCGAACGAAAGGTTGAAGTGTACAAAGGAGCCGCTGGCATCAGCGATACCGGACCCTGCGGCGGTTTGGAGTCCGCTGGGGATATACATTCCCATTTGTGTTACTTGGTCGGGGGTGGGAGTTCTGTTGCTGCTGTCGTTCTGACCGTCCCATCTTTCTGCAATGCAGATGCTGTGACCCCAATTGTTCGCGGCGGAATTAAAGTCTGTCTGGTTCTGTCCGGTAGTCGGAGCAATAATAAACTCTAGACCGCTCGGGTCGTAGCCTGTCGCGTTGTCGGGGCTTCCGGCATCTCGCCACCCGATTATCATACCAAGTGTTCGGTCGAGGTTGGTTCTTCCGTTTTTAATAATATTCGTGTTTACATAGTTTGAGTTTACAGGACCGCTATTTTCGTTTGCAAAAACCAAACGGTATCGATGATTGTCCGTCATGTCGGAATGAATATTTGGAACGTATGACCAGAAATCAATCGAGGCTCCGTTAGGCTGGTAGAACAAGTTCTCCAAACCACGAGTACCTTTGTAAGAAGTATTAAAGGTCTCAAACTCTTTCGTGTTATTTGGCAGACGGACATAAGAACCTTTTATGTCTGCCCAGCTTGGACCTAGTTTTTGCCGTTGGTCGAACACGGTTCCTCCCATGTAGGCGATACCTACACCAGAGGGGAAAATATAGGACTTGTCGTAACCAACCAGTTTCGCATCAAGTCTTGTCGAACCTTCTGCTGCATTGTTGAGTGCGTACAAAGTACCGGAAGGCTCTGTTACTGCTTCAGGGTCAAGGAAGTTGTAGCAAGCAAGCAAACCGTCTTTTACGATGTCACTAGTAAGTGATTTTGTAAGAGGTGTCGTTGCACTCAAGCTTCCGGAGGTTTCTCTGTGCACCCAGTCCCCAAACCCAACAGGCTCCACGGAAAGGCGTTCTAGGGATGTCGGTTTATTTGGAGCCACCACATAACGAGCTTGGTGAGGGGCAATAATGGTGTCGAGGTCTTCTGAGAAGAGAGTGAGTTTTCTCTGAACATCAAAGGCAATATCAGACTCCTTCAGGTAGGAGAAGTCGTTTACTGGGATTCGGGGAATCTCTACCCATTGACCCACAACGCCAATAACATTGTCTTCCTTTCTTACGGTAACGATGGTTCCGGTACTTTTATCCCAGGCTACTTTATCCCCTCCAGACAGAGAAAGGAATGT